TAATGAACAACTCAAAAGCAGTGGCGGAATATGCTAAAGCAATGAGTATATTATCAGGAGATATTTCTGGTGCTGACCTTGTTAACACCGAAAGAGCTAATCAAGTAAATAAGGCAGGAGTAGCACGATCTGGTGGTGGTGGATCTCCAGTAGTGGTTGATGCAAAATCTACAAATGTTGTTAATAGTAATTCAACTTCTAGTGCGACCTTTACTAGTACAAGCTTGCAACACCCCAATCCATTAGTCAATGCAGTAAACTACGCTTACTAAAACAAAAAACCCCCTACTGATTTCTCAGTAGAGGGTGATTCATAGTATATCTACTATTCGTTTGCAAGTTTCTGAAAATAATCCATAGTATCACTTTCATCATCTTGTGTTACAGACGGAGCTGCAACAGGAGTAGTATCAACTGATGGAGATGCTACAGGAGCATCTTCCATAATCTCAGCTGCACTTCCTACCTTAGTAGTTCCAGCAAGAACCATATCCAAACGAGTTTTCAACTCATCATATGACTTGAAGTTAGTAGTAGCAGTAAACTCTGATAGAGGATACTCTTTCTTCCATACTGCTTCAATTTCTTCATCATTGTCAAACAATGCTGATGGTGCTTCGAACTCTGACTTGTCATAGTTCCAATAACCATCTACCTTGCGAAGCTTCAACTTGAAGTTTGCACCTTTCCAAAAGTCAAAAGGATTTACTGGACTCTCATCTTCAAATGCTGGTTGCATGGATTCCATGACCTTATCAAAGATTTTCTTACCAAAGCGGTAAAGAAATACCTTGCCTTCATTCTCAGGATTTGCGCCGTCTTTGATAACGTAAATGTTGGAATAGTATTGCAACTTACGTTTTTGCCTACGAGCAATCTCTTTATCAGACTCTACACCAGAATTCCAATGCTCTGAATTTAATTCTGATACAGGATCGTTCTGGCCGAGTGTAGTGAGAGAGTTCTCAATGAACCATTGACCAGTAGGGCCTTGAAATGCATGACTCCAAAGCTTTGCCCATGGCATATCTTCGCCCTCGACAGCTGGAAGAAAACGAATAATAGCAAAACCATTATCAGTTTTATCCATTACAGGTTTCCAGATTCGGTCATCCTTATAGGACTTCTTCTCTTGGGGGGCAGTTTCTTCTTTAACTGCTCCGAGCAGTTTGTCAAAAGAATTAGCCTTTTTGAGTGAACTTAATGACATATTTTTCTCCTTATGTTAATATATGTTTTATATGTTAGTGTAGTTATTATATACAATTGTATTAGGAAAGTCAAGTATCTTCTTGAACAAACCTTACTCTATATATACTTTTATCATCTTGTCTAAAATTGACAAGAGCATTCCACGAAAGTCCAATTCTATCTTCCTCAAGAATATTAGGTGCATGACCATGATATAGTTGAGATTGAAAGACAATCATAGAATTTTGTGTGCAAGGAAAAGATAGCTTAGAAGCTGTGTTTGGATTCCCCTGCTTGTAGTGTTCAGTAAGAGATATGAATGGCACACCGTCATACTTTGATCTGTGAAAATCAAGTGGTGGGTGTCCGTCTACTGATTTTAAATAATATGTTCCACTGATGATTGAGTTGGAATGATTGTGTATTCCTTGTTCAGAACCTTTAGCACTAATGTTTACCCAACTCTCTGAAAAGAAAAATTCGTCATACTCCAGACCAAGTTCGTTGTCTAGATAATCTCTAGCTTGTATTTCTATCCATGTTGCAATATCTTTCATTGATGGGTCAAGTAATACATTTAAATATTTTTGAGTTCTTAGTTTCTCTGAACCCTTGTATGTTTCATATGAAAAGTTTCCCAAGTTAATAGTATTAATAAAAGGTATTGGACTTTCATATTGTTTTACCATTCCTGTTGGAAATATAGGTACTGCACTCATTTTATTATTTCTTTGACTCTAATATTGGCACCCCTCTATGATATAAGCTATGAGTATACGTTCTTAATTCTAATACTGTTATTTGTTTTCTTAATTCCACAACATTTTGTTCTAGATTAAAAAGTTTAGTATTTTGTATGTGGTCTGATGAAATAGGTTTATCTTGGTTTTCACTCATAGAATCTTCAATTCTAAGAATATCTTCAAGAGCCGTTCCTGTAGAATTTTCTACACTACTAATCCTACCATCTAATTGAGAGTAAGCCCAGACACCCAAACCTATAGCACTAACTAATTGAATAAGAAAACTTAAACTAAAGTTTATATTAGCAGATTGTTGTATTTTTCCTTTCATTTATTTTTAATTCCTTATACAGTTCATCTTTAGTAATATATATTACGTTTTTTAACTGCTGCATCCACGTTACATCTTCCCAATAAGCTGTGGGAGAAAATGGTGCATCAACCCAATAGAAAGTAGTATCAGGAAAATCTTGAAAGGTGGTTTGTAGTTGTTTAATCCAATTCGTTGAATTAAATCCTTTTGCGTTTGCTGGAAGATAGTTGTCCGTACCCTTGTATAAGTTGTTCAATGAATTATCATATGACGATAAGTCATATCCAATCATATACACTTCATCTGATTTAATAGGAAATCTTCCTAGTGTTTCGTGCATAGGTGGTTCACAGGCTAGATATAATGCAGTATTGCCCGCAGACCAACCCCATTGAACAACTTGCAGCTGAGTATTGCTAGCAGACCGACCTGCTAAAAAACCATCAACAGGACAAATTCTTTCGTTTCCAGTAACATAAGTAACCCAAACGCCAACGTCCTTTTCCATTTTCATTCGCAAATCATTTATATCCAAATTTGGATTCATGTGAATAGCTGTCGCAATCTTTTCTTGTATGGTAGCAGGGTCTTTGCCTGAAATGACACACTTCTCTGTTACTTTTCCACTATAATGAATAAACGACTCAGGTATGTCATACCCCATAAACATTGTGTCTGCCACAAAATTTGGAACAGTATTCCAGTTCGTGAACCAACATTTATTATTAAGTGGGTATTCAGATTCAACAATTTCTTGTTGCATTGCATAATCAACAGAAACAAGATTGTCTACATTGCCGTCACGATAAATTGCATTGCACCCCCACGTTTTAACCTCGTCCAAACCAATATTAATTTTACTTGGATTGAACCATGAACGTGATTCTCCATTACCAATAACTAAAGCTTTCATTCTCTCAATTTCTCCCAACTAACAGGAAATAATTCTCCTGCAATATTATCAATTTCATTTGCGACTAATCGTGTTTCATACTGTGCGTCTGGTTTACATCTCAGATTACAAACCCTTGCAAATGCATAAAGTGTTCCTGACCAATACCATTCAGTAAACATAGATTGCGGCAACACTATTCGTGCTTGTTCTGGTGCAACACCGCCTTCAATTAATGCGTCATAGGTTTTAAGTGCAAGTTTGATAGCATTACTGTATAAAGTAGCAACCATAACATCTTCGTCATCAGGATAACTGTCTTTAATCCATTCGATTGATTTTTCATCATCAGAACCTTGTTTCTTATCCTCTGCGGCCGCACGCCAAACATCTGGATAATAAATTGATGGATCATAACTAACATACCGTCTAGACACTTCATTCCACGTTAGTCCGACTTGATGTTTGACTAATTGTCTTGCAACAAACACAGGAGCTTTAATTCTAAACTGCATTGACGCATGGCCAAATGGACTCCAATGATTATGTTTCGCAAGATAACTTATAAGTCGTTCATCACCTTTACTAAGAATACCCTCTGGTTTGCCATTCATCATCACAGACCACGCGGGACTAGCCCACTCAGATTCCTTATCAAAAGATACACGAGCAGCATTAACAACAGTTAAGTCACTTCCCATACGGTCTTTAAGTATTACTTCTATGTCCAATTGTATATCCCCCAAATAGATGCACCAAGATAGGATAGTTCCATTAACATTCGTGGAGTATCTTTATCTAATCTTGCAAAATTTACCCAAAAAATACAGGCGACTAAAGACAATGACCAACCTATCCACTGAGAGGAAACGCTTCCTGATGCAAGAAACATTACAGCTGAAAGTGCAAGTATAAGTGCAAACCACCGCATTTTACTATTAGGAGGGGTTCTATTTGATATAATGGTTGTCATTATCTATCCTTTCAAAAAGTGGTGCTGGCACAAGGAATCGAACCTCAAACTGATGCTTACAAGGCAACCGTTATACCGTTTAACTATGCCAGCATGCTGGCATTTATCGCTGTTCGCGTTTATTGTCAAATCTACGACCTTGTGGCTTAAACCCTTTTGGCCATGATGGTTGACGAGTTGCGAGTTTTTTAATTCTTTCACTCATTTCAGAATTACTCTTAGTTAATTCAGCACAATCAAATTCCAACTCTTTAACTCGAGCAACGAGCTTCTTGTTTTCTGCTTCAACAACGTCAAGCATTCTTATTGCGTCCTGTTCCTGTTCGAATTCTTTTTCGCTCAGTTCAACTGCAACATTACCTAAATCCATCTTAATTAGACTCCTCTATTAGATTTAATAACTGTATTCTATACCTATTCTTGTCCAAAGTCAAGAACCTTTTGTAATTATTCATCATTTTTTTAATGTCTTTCCATATATAATCTTCAGATAGTTTCTTGTTCCACATTTTACTAAATTTAACCAACTCATCAAGAATGATAATAGTTTCTAATGATACTCTTTTTCCAAGATATTCTTTTAATAGCATTGGGTGTTCATCATTTTTAATATCAAAAATAGGGTTGAAGTTTTTAACTAGAGGCTTAATCTCTAGTGTGAATTGATTGTAAAAATTAGCTCTTTTATCTTTCCATTCTTCGTAGTTTTCATCATTAAAATTTGACACATAACCTTTACTGTCTTTAATAAAATTAGAGATAAAGTAATTTTTTATATCTTCTTCGGTTTTATATTTTCGTGAAATTTTGACAAAGAAATATCTATCTTTTCTCTTATAGAAAGAATTTCGTTTGATACGAGTTTTGCCTCTATAAGTAATAAAGTCATAATCAGTTTTACCAAAATGTGCTTTCAAAGCACAGTACATAAGATATACATCAATTGCTTCCATTAGAAAGGTTCACTACACTGGCAGTTGAGCTCTTCTTGGCAGAAAATTCAAGTCGCGAGCATTCGCTTCAATTTTTTCTTTTAGTCCTTTGGAAATAAGAGAACCTATGGATTCTGGCTCAATACCCTCTTTTTCACAATACCAAATTACAGCATCCATATGAGTGATGTTCTTATCTTTAGCAATAATTTCTATTGCGTTTGTAAATGTTTTCGCAGTTGTAAAGGCCATGTTATGTTTGTTTTCCTGTAATCATTATAAAAAGTGGTGGGTATTCTGTTGCTAGGAAACCCACCGAAACCCCGAGCAATTATGCCGCTAGTGCATAATCCTCAAGTGCAAAGTTATTATCGTTTGCATTTAGTTGTTTTGACCTATAACGGAATCACCCGACAATTCTCCACTCATCTACACCTGCCTGTCGATCCTATTCAGCCCCCCTAAGCACACTCACCGAATGTGTTTAGAGTGATTGGTGGAGCTGGGGGGAATCGCACCCCCGTCCAGATCAGTTCTCAACTCGTATCAACAAATTGTATTATATTTATATGTTATCATAGCAGCACTAAAATGTCAAGGACTTTAAATAATAAGTCCTGTTGTCATTTTTGTGTACGCAGATATAATATCTTCATTTGATGGAGTCATTAGAATGATACCACCAGAATAGAAAGTTGTAAGTTCTGGATTTTCCTCACCAGTTAAACATACTCCACGAGCAAACCCCATTTGTTTATCTGCTGCATGGATAATCATTTTGGGATTTTTTAGTGTTACATGTGTATCTGTTTGTTCTTCAAGTTTTCCAACAAATTCACCAGCTGGTGTTAACACTGATACGAGTGTATTTTTTTCAATCATGATATTGCCTTATTATTTTGGTTGTTCCATTCTGTAACAGTTTCTACTATAGCATCAAGATATGGACGTTTATCTTTTTTAAATTCTTGAACTGTACCATCCTCTGTTACTACTAAAATTACTACTTGAGAGATTTCTGTGCCTGTTCGTTCTCCGAACATTTCTGCGTATGCTGACCCTTGAATGTAATAACTTTCATTATACTTATCAATTCTCTCTTTGGTTGATGTCTTGAAGTCTATAATAGACGGCACTCCATTGTACTCAGCAATACAATCAACTCTGCCTGCTACCTTATATTTATCACTATATAAACCAGCTTCTAGAGCATATATGTTATCTATGTTAGTCAATACGTTATCTCTTAACTGTTGAAAGAGACAATATGGCAGAAAATGTTTTCTATGTTTCTCCCATTCCATAGGAAAATTAAATTGCATATTGTTGAGATAATCCTCACACATATGATGAACTTTTGTACCACGATTTGCGGCTGTTCTTGATATGTGATTAGCAACATCGTTACCTACACGTTTGCGCCATTCGTTCAGTCCCTTCTTATTACGGACTGATAGAACAGTTGTAATTGATGGATACTTATTGCCCTCTGGTGTTTCATATAGACGTATGCCGTCTGTATTTGTTGCGGTTATAGGCTGCAACTCCACTGATTCATGATTATACATTATATTATCTTAATTGTTAATTGTTCTCATTCTCTTTACTAATCTATCTGCTCGATTGGTCACTTGTCTATACCATCTGCTGTCTACCATCTCATCTGCGGCCACATCCCAATTTCGCGTAACTATACCACGCTTCATTCCCTTGAATTTGCTCAAGCGAGTCCTTCCCATATTGAACATCATGTTAGCAATTATTTGTTGAACTTCTTCTGGTAAATGTTCAAAGTCTGGATACAAGATGTCGCAGTCTGACAAGACTGTTTCGCAATCCTGTTCAAAGGCTTCGACAACTCTGGACTCACTGACGGTTGAGCCAATTGGATCACTGTATTCGGGATCGGTTTCCAATACCAAATGGCCCACGCCAAAAGTAGCATAACCAAGATGATCATTATATATCTCATATTTGACTCCCTCGTCAATTTCTAGTTGTTCTCTTAATTGTTTTATATCCATTCTTCTAACTTTTTGTTAAGGTTTTTACATTCATAGATACCCCAACTCCAAAGAGTTAATATTATTCCCATCATAACCCAAAAAAATATTCCCATTATTCGCTTCCAAATCCAAGTCTAATTTTATTAATAAGATAATTCCGAACAAATCCTGACCGAACAATATCACCAATAGTAAATTCTACACAATTAAATTCTTCCATCTCATCTAGTATCTTGAAGAAATCATGCAGTCCATTTCTCTCATTTTGCTTTTGTAAATCTGACTGATCAAAATCTCCACAGAATAAAATCTTTGAATCTTGGCCAACCCTTGTCGTGATAGTATCCAGCTCATGGAAATTCATATTCTGACACTCATCTACTATAATAATTGCGTTGTCCATTGTCAACCCCCTTAGAAAAGAAGTTGACAAAAAGTGCAATGTGCCTTGCCCCTTTAACCTATCATATAGATTATTAAACGATTGCTCGTTAGGCTGTTCGAATATAAACTGCACCATGTTTTGATATGGAATTTGATACAGTGCAGATTTATCATCTTCATCGCCAGGCAGAAACCCAATCTCCCTTGTAGGAATAAGAGAACGAACCAATACAACGCTTTCGTATGGGGTCTTTAAGTCCATCACATCTTGAAGTGCAAGATACAATGCACAGAATGTTTTTCCTGTACCAGCTGCACCATAAAGAAATTGATTTTCGCCTTTCTTCCAAGATTCAAAAACAACTTTCTGATTATCTGTAATAGGTTTTATTGATACGAGATTGCTTGCGTTTATTTCTTTAGTCTTTTTTGTACTGGCCATTTTATATCCTAATTAAAAAAGATGAGGGGGGCAAATGTAATTCGCTCTGGGTCGAGGGCATCTACCCCCCTCTGGTGCATAGGCGGATTGACTTCCAAGCTTTCATAACGCCGTGCGTCTGTGCTGAAGTATGATTTCTCGCCTGCACCATTAGTATTTATAATCTATCTTGGTAACACACCATGTTTTTTGAGAACTTCTCTTGTTTTAATATCTTTGATTGTTGAGCTTGAACCACCATATCTATCTGCAAGCGGAGAGCCAGGATTTGAATGTGCAATCTGTTCTAGCCTCTCATTCATACCACCATCAATTTTCTTTGCTGTTGCACTGATATGATCCCCAACAAAAGCCACAAGATTTGGTCTTTGTTTAATATGGGGATTGTCTAATTTATATTGGTCAAGTTCAGAAATTTTCATGACCCCCTCAAATTCTTCTTTAGTGTTTTCATTATAGAAATTATATGTTGGCATTAAAATCAAACTCCATGAAGTTTGAGTAAATCAAACTCTAATTGTGATTCGTTTAATTGTTTCTTCAAGTTATCATTTTCATCAGATAGTTCTTTTATTCGTATATAAGAATTGTGTAACTGTAATTGCATATTCGCAACTTCTTTTTTCCAAAAATCTTCGTGAGTCATTTTAATGCTCTCCAAACCATTCTGGTGTTGATCTGATTTTCCATTTTGCAAAATTTGATTTCTCCAATGTATAGTATGTCTGATAAGAAAGAACGGTATCTTCACCTTTACAATAATCAGGCATACACTGAGGTGGGTCAATAAAACCATTCTTCTCAATAAAGAATGGCTCCAGCTGTAATGGTTCGATAAGACGTTCTGTTGCATGGTGTTTTCCATAACGATAGGTATACTCTTCCATAAGGTTCAACATGAGACTGTACAACCATTTGTAATGTTCATCACTAGAACGAACCCATATTGTACTAGGGTGATTCTTGTGAGCCATCTTGTATAGACCAGCCTTGTTTGCATACTCATCACCATCAAGTACACGATGGGCGCTGGATAACATTTGAGCTGATTCAAGAATCATTTTGACAACATGTTTGTCACAATGCATCTGTGCTGCAATTTTAGGATTGCGGTCTAGATAGAATATATTCATTATTTCACTTTTTTATTATCTAATAGTAGTATTCTACCAAGCTTTTCATCATTTGTCAAGTCTCTTTCAGTTTCAATCATATCAATAATTAAAGTGGTAATGCCAACTTCCTTATCTAATTCACCAATCTTTCGTTCTAAGTTTATAAGAGTTTCTTTATAGTAATCTATCTCTTGTTGTTTACGAAATCTTTGCTCAATTAAATCTGATAAGGATATTATATTTTTGGACATGGATATAACTCCTATATATCGCCCTCTGCTCTGTTTTGGGAGCGAGTGACTTCAAAGCCGTTAGGATAACGATCTTCCAATTTAGAAATATTCATACTAATAATTTCATCTAAATCTGTGTCTAGTGCAATACAAGCTTGAGCAACATACCACATAACATCGCCTAATTCGCGTTGCATGTGGTATTTTGTATGATCGTCCATAGGTTTGCCTTGAAAAACAACTTTCTTAACAATTTCTGTGAACTCTCCAGATTCAGCTGACAGCCCTAATGCAGCAGACAACATACGTTCTGGAGCCATTCCCTGCTCTTTAATAATATCACAAGTTTCTTTAAAGTAACTCAGATGTTTAGATGGGTCACTTGTAGTACGATCTACAAAGTTAACATAGCTATTTAAAAACTCATCCATTCGCAGGGCCGGGAGCTTGTGGATAAATAACTTCCTCTACCATGTATTCGTCAGTCCAATTGAAAGCTTCCTTTACAACATTTGCAGACAATCCTTTGTATGCTTGATGCAATAAACCATCTTTTGCAGCAATAAGAACATCTGCTTCCGAATCATGTAATCCCTCAAGCAATTGTACGAACATAGTCTCTCTTTTCATTTGACTGATAACATTATTACCACCCTTAATATAATGGTACAGTTTCCTAGACTCGTATGAGAGAACGCTGTGTTCTGTACCAGCTGGTGCTTCGTTCCGTTTAAAAGGAACTTCCCCAGCAGGCAATGCCCATTTTATTTTGGGATCGAATGATGACTTAACAACCATTCTTAGTGCTGGGCTGTTATACTCTCTTAGTAGAGCAACCTTTTGATTTTTTGTTTTTGCTTTGGACACTTTGTCCAAAATTTCTGATATTAATAAATCCATTTTAAAATTCTCCTATAGATTCAGTTAGAGTTTTTAACCTCGTTTTGATAAAATAATTCAATAACTTACTGCGGTCATTAACTGGTGTTTCCTTATATTTATGTATTATCTCAGACGACAATTCTTCTGGACAACATGTCAAATCAATCAATTTTTTATTTCTCTGATAATTTCTTTTCACCTCATCATTAGGAAGAACATTATCAATGTCGTTATCAACCCAAGATGCAATCTTTTTATACGACAACGGGCGTTGTCTTAACCCATCAGTAAATGTATTATCTGGAGATAACACATTAGGTATGCCGTCACTGGTATCGCCCTTGAAAATATGTTCTTGAAGATATGTAACAGGATTTTCTCCATCTACCATTTTCTTAGTGATTGGACTATACTGTTTTACATTAGGATATTTCTGGAGTTGAATAAAATCTTTATCACCAGACAGTATCATAATTTCATCAGCATATTCTGCACTAAGAACACCAATGATATCATCAGCCTCTGCACCATATACTTCTAAAAACTTATAAGGCATGTTCTCAGAAAATTCTTTTTTAATCTTATTAAGGCATTCAAAAATAGCATCCCAATCATGATTAGATTTTTTTCTGTGACTTTTGCGTGAAGCTTTGTACTCTGGATAATAGTCACGCCTCCAATAATGTTTGGAATCATAACACAACACCAACTCACCAAATTCAGATTTGAAACGAGTACGATACATGCGTAACGAATTGAGAATCATATGGCGAACCATAGTATCTTCTGGTTTAGTTCCCTTAGTCATATGCAAGTGCATCATAACACTTGCGACTGAAATTTGACTCATATCAACTAATATCATTCGTCATCATCACTTTTAAATAATTCAATATATCTACTCAAGTGTTCTATGTCAACTTCGGTGTGTCTACTTCCATCAGGGTCTTTAACAACACTGACAAAAGTATCTACAAGTCTATGTGTGCTATAATGCAAATCCATTCCTCTGTATACCATACCTTTTGTAAACTCAATTATAATGCCAAGATCATGTAAGAAAGTTTCTTTCGTTACATCAATATCATTTTCACTACACATCTGAATCATTTGAACAATTAACTCTTGTGTTAAATCTTCAGCAAAAGCCATTTTCATTTCTAGTTCTGCTTGAATTTCATCAGGAAGCTTTATGTTCCGTTTTTTCCACGGCCCTTTAATAACTTCCCCACTTTTAGTTTCTTTGTTCAAAATATTATCCACTTAGTTCCATTTCATTTGTCCATGTATAACCCAAATCAGGATAATATGTATTAGGAGTGCGTTTCGGTTGACCTTTCTTCGGGCCATACCAATAGTATGACAATGCTGTGCAGCGGGAAACTATCCTGCCTTGTTGATGTTCACCATAAAACATATCTGACCAATCACCACCTTTTAGATAACTATGCATACTGCGAATGTAACCCTCATGGTTAGCAAGTTTTGATTCTGCACCTTTAACTTTTTGTCGAACAGACGCACGAGCAGACTTTACAAGTTCCTTTTGTGTCTTAATCCACTGTTTGACTTTATCAGGGTGCAACTGGTGTTCTTCATCTAAGTCACGCAAACTCTGATGTATATTAGTTTGACCATAATCAGGGTTCTTTGCAGCTCTTACCGCTCTTGCTTTTGCAAGACGTTCAATCGCTGCAGCTTTCTGTTCATCAGTCATAGGTTTACGAGGTTTACGAAATTTCTTTCTTATAGGTGCTTCCCACTTACTATTGTCTGTGGTAGCAGTTATTTTTTTTCGTGTCATAGTCTATCCTTTTACGAAATATTGAAAAATACCATTTAGAAAAATTGCAATTGCAACTGCATTTACAACTATAAGAGCTCTATCATTCCAGATGATTGAAACAACCAACCAACCAGCAACCCCAATACATTGAAAAAACATATTATAGGGATACATATTATTCGTTGTTAATAGCATTGCAAAAATGAGTACTATTGATGATGCCCATTTCATATACCAAACAAATGGCTGCTGAAATTTAAGTGGAGTTGAAGTCTTAGAAATATTTTCGTAGTTTTTTAATTTCACCATTTCCATTTTTGCATTAGTATCCAAACTCGTCCATCCTTTTTTTACGTTCTCTTTTATGCCTGCGTTTTGCTGCAGCACTCGACTTTCTGCGTTTTGTTCCTTTTGATTCGTAGAACTCACGATCTCTAAGGTCATCAAAGAAGTTATCTTGTTGCAACTTCTTTTTCATAATCTGGATAGCCTTATCCACATTATTATTACGAACCTCAACTTTCATTTCCCAATGTCCTTTATATTTTCTCTATTTATTTAATATACCACAATTTAGCGAAAAATGTCAAGTACCATTAGTGTGATTTGCAATAATCTCTGAGATTTTGACTAATTCTTTTTCGCCATCTGAATCTAATTTGCACTTGATGAAACCATCTTTTTCCATTCTATCAAGAAGTACACTAACCATCATTTCAGCAGCAACACCGTTGCGAAAATATCTCCCAACTGCATATGCAATACCTATGCAACCTGTAGCTATAATTGTGTGTGTGAATATGTCCATAATATTATTTATGCAGCTATTGATTTAGGTGTGTAATTCTCTTTCAGTCTCGTTGCATACTCCATGCTCCGAACCATTTCCCAATCACATTCTTGTGCATAGTCTTTCAAGTCACGATGCAACAGAGAGTAGTATTTTATTTTGTATTCACTCAAATCAGTCTCTTTATTGTTGACTAGTATTTCAGTAATGTCATCACACCACATTCTATAAGTTTCCATTGCATCACTTGGTAAAAGGTTAGCAACTCGTTCAACGCTATACAATCGAACCCATTTATCAACGGTTATTGTATCAGCAACAATTTCATACATTTTCTCAAACATTTTGTCATTAATGGGGAAAACATTCATATTTTTTATCTCTTTTTTCATCTTATGTTACCATTATACTACATGGAACACTGTTTGTCAAGGCAAATTTAAAGCGTTATTGTCCTCAACATGAACTCTTAATTTTTCAGACCTTGATGGAGAGCGCAATTTTCGTAGTGATTTAGCTTCTATTTGTCTAATTCGATCTCTAGTCACACCAAACGTGTTACCTACTTCCTCTAATCTAAGATCACGATCCCTCGAAACATTAATTGCAAAACGCATCCTAAGTATTTTTTCTTCACGCCAATCCAATTTGGTGATTGCTTCCTCTATGTCAGATTTTAACACCGAAGCA